GCCTGGCCATGACCTCTTCCAATGGCTGGACGGTCAGTGGAGTCTCGACCTCTTTAGCCGTCACGTCCGGCGGCAACTTCCAGGTTAACCAGGTGGGAATCTACGAAGTCTCCATGTGTCTCAATACCTCCGTGACCCCCATGATGTTTGGCGTGGGCTCCTTGGGGTCGGACACGGCTCCCGGGACTCAGGGCCCGTACATCTACCAGTACGCACCCATGTATACCCAGGACCCCACGACCATAGTCACCATGCCCTTGAACATCACCGACACCTCGCGCTACTACTACATCGATGTGATCTTCCCTGGAACTCAGTCGACCGTCGCTCTTTCGAACGTCTCGACCTTCGTCTCCCTCAAGCCCGTGGGCTCGTACGTCTCGCCCTCGACCAACCCGTGGTCCCAGCAGGGAACCTCCGTGTATTACCAGGGCGGCCCCGTCGGCATAGGTGGTGTCAACCCCTCTTTGTTGAGTGAGACCCTGACGGTCAACGGCAACACCTCTTTTGTCGGCAACGTGACTGTGACTTCGGACGCCTCTGGTAATGCGTACGTCCTGGCCGACCGCGTCCCGGCCGGGTCGCTCCACGTCTCTTCGTACGTCACGGGGTCCGTGCCCTTGACCACCACCACAAATTTGATCCAGAATTACTTGAGTAATGCGGCGACGATTCGGGCCAACACTTCGACGGGGACGATCACACAGGCTCTGTACGTTCCTGGAACCGTCAACTCGGGTGTGAATTTGGGATCGGGTCATTCAGCTGCTCTCTCAAATTTAGCAACATCCAATTTGTTTATCGAGGCGTGGGTGAATTTTAGTCAGATTGGCTCGACCCAAGTCATATTTTCAAGACAAACTCCAGCGGCTACAGATCTTGGCCTCTACGTGACAAACACTAATATATTGACGTTTTATGTCATCAATGCATCTGGGACGAGTTTTACTGCTTCAAATGCAACTACTATTGTGGCGGGAACATGGTACCATGTCTCTGGTTCTTATCAACAAACGGGCCTCACCACTGGTACTATCCGTGTTTTTACAAATGGAGGTCTCGGAGGGACTACAGGTTCACTCACAACGGCTCAACCACGACGTGTAGCCAATGCAAATGTATGTATCGGAAATGATTTCAGTGGTTCAGTTTTATTCGGAAACGTCGCCGACGTCCGCGTCATGACCAATTGTATCGTGCCCATCGCGACATTCACACCTCAGTCCGCCCCCTTCACGACCGCCCCGACCTACCGTACAGGTATGGACACCGGCTACACGTCCAACTTGACCCTGGCCCTCCAGTCCCAGTACTTCCCCGGCGCCTCGACCTCGCCCTATGGACCTGTTTTGACCTTGCCGGGGACGGTGGGGTCTTATTACAGCGCGGCTAATTCGGCCTATGATACGAATTGGCGCACTTCTGGCTTCTGTCTCGAAATGTGGATCAACTACGCGTCGTTCGCAAACGCAACAAACGGCGGAACGGCTCAGAGCGGGTCCTTGACCTTCTCTCACGGCCCTGGTGGCGGCACTTACGACTGGGGGTTCGGCGCTCATAACGGCGGTGGCCTCGTGCTCTTCAACGGCGGGCCGTCGGGTGCTAACACCGCAAACAGCGTCATCACCACGGGCTCGTGGAACCACATTATGGTCCAGGGCAACGGCTCGAACATCTACATGGCCGTCAATGGCGTGTTCCAGCCCCTCACCGCGTTCGGCTACTCCCCGGCCGGTGGCAACAACACAATCGCACCGACCCAACCTTCGGTCCTGGCCATCACTTCTCTGAACCCCATTTACATCGGCAGTTCCCCGACCATCTCTTGCCCCAACTTCGCCATCGCCAAGGCCCGTCTCGTCTTCGGAACCACGGGAACCAACGGCAACGTCTACTCGACCGGCAACTTCAACACGACCCTGAGCCCCAACTTCAATCAGACCCTCCCCGCCGGCGCGACAATCGCCTGGCAACTCGACTCTCAGTACCCCCTGCCAACCTACCCAAGCATCCAGGACGTCACTCCGCTCCCGAGTCAGCTCACGAGCTACGGCGCCGTGCCCACGCCGATCGGCGGCGTCACCTCCAACCTCTTAAGTCCGTACTCGACCACGTACCCTCAGCTCGACTCGATCCGTTTCGACGGCACCGGGTACATCGATTACGGCAACGCGGCGTCTTCGGTGCTCACGACCAACCTTTGGGCGAACGCGTGGACTATTGAGGGGTGGGTGTACTTCACATCAACCACTGCAGCCGGCTCGGGACTCATTCAGCGGAACTATGTGACCGGATCAACAGGCGGGGATTGGGCTTTTTCACTCGCTGGAACTACTTTTGCACCTATATTCAGCTATGGGTCGGTATTCGTAGTCAGTACGGTCAGTCCATCAGTGGGTTCCTGGAATCACATGGCGGCAACCTATGATGGAACGAATGCAAATGTCTATATCAACGGAACTCTCGGCAGGTCTCTCGCCGTCACTCCGGCTCAAATGGGGTTCGTACCGTCGTACGGAGTTCAGATTGGCGTCTATAACAATACTATTAACTCGTTATTGCTCAACGGCAACCTCGCCGACGTCCGCGTGTCCAACGTGGCTCGGTACACGGGGACAACCTATGTTGTCCCCGCCGAGCCGTTCACCACCGACTCCTCGACCCTTTTGCTCCTCAAATCCCTGGCCGGTCAAGTCGGCACAACCTTGGAGGTCCAGGGCCGGGGAACGCAAAGCGTTTCCCTCGGTGCGACTCAGACGGTCCGCGCGTACCCGCCGGCGCCCATGTCCTCCTATTTGCTCGATACAACTTCGAACGCCTTGGTGACTTATGGGCAGGGTAAGTACATTGCGAGTGCGAGTTCTGAGGACACAGGTGGTCAGGTTATATGGAAGGCATTTGACAAATCTGTGACCACTTATTGGGCCGCACAAATAAACGAGTACTCGACTTCATCACCTTATGCATATGTAGGGTCCGCAACAACCGTAGATGTTCTAGGTAATGCATACAGGGGAGCATGGATCCAGCTTCAACTCCCTGTTTCGGTTGTCCTAAGCTCATACACGGTTCAGGGGTATGATAATAGTTTTGGTCCAGGTTCCTGGTATCTTCTAGGTTCACGTGATGGATTCAACTGGACTACACTAGATCGTCGTATTGGCGTCGCGTGGTCGGCAAATCCCCCACCCGTCCAAACCTTCCCGACTTCCGCAACCCAGGCCTACACGCATTACAGATGCTTGACTACGAATCTGTCCGGTAATTCCGGGGGATATGGACCTGATTTCATCGAATGGACCCTCAACGGCACAGAAGAGTCCCTCTGCGTGACTTCCGACTCCAAGGTGGGCGTGGGCATCGCCAACCCGCAGCGCGCCTTGGAGGTTGCCGGCGATCTCGTCGTCTCGGGCACGATTTCGGGTGGCGCGGGCATGGGCTCTTTCAGGAATAGGGTGATTAATGGTGATATGAGGATCGCGCAGAGGGGGACGAGTAATGTTTTAGTCAACTCTATGGATACATATGTAACGTTAGATCGTTGGAAGTTTGGTACGGGTACACTCACGGGTCTCATGACGACGTACCAAAACACACTTTCCGTGACTGATGCTCCTTACCAAAACGGTCTGCGCAACTCGTCAAACATTGTCGTGAACGTTTCAGGGACCGCTACATCTTTCACATTATTACAAGTTATAGAAGGATACAATGCCCAAGATCTCAATTGGGGGACTTCGTTCGGGAGCCCCGTCACATTTTCATTCTGGGTCAAGGCGAGCATCACGGGCAACTACACGTTCCATATACTTTCGGGTGTGGCCGACTATAGCTACTTGACGCCATATACGGTCACGAACCCAAACACATGGGAATACAAGACTCTTACGATTCCTCCTCCACCTAATGGTTCAACTTGGGGCGCTACTACGAATGCATGGGGTTATCTACAATTCCGGTTTGCTCAAGTCGGGTCGGCTACAATTGGGTGGCAAGTAAGTGTCGCTCAGAAACTCTACGGAACCGTCAACTTGTATGACGTTCAGGGCGCGTCATGGGCCATCACCGGCGTCCAGCTCGAGCGTGGGACCGTGGCTACGCCGTTTGAGCTTCGCCCATTTGCTCAGGAGTTGGCGCTGTGTCAGAGGTACTATCAGGTGTTTGGCCCCGGTAACACTTCAGGGTACAACCGATTTGCGGCGGGTGTGTCACAAGGGACGACATTCGCATACTTGTCGATGCCCACAATAGTAACCATGCGCGCAGCTCCAACACTCTCGTCTAATTCGGCTGTTGGCACTTTTCAGATAAACCAGGGAGCAACCAACCCAACCCCTACGTCATTCGGTGTTCAAGATTCATCTCCTACAAATATAGGTCTCACTGTTAATACCACTGGCCTCACGGCTGGATATGCAGCCGTTCTCGTTGGCGCTGGATCAACCGCCGCCTTCGTCGCCGTCACGGCAGAGCTTTAGTCGGTTCGCTCTTTTCCACGCGTTTATGCGCTCCCTGTTCTTCTCGTATAATTCTAGTCTCTTTTGCTTCAAAGTTTCAGCCTCGTCAGTGGGTATTACTCTGTCAAAGGGCTTCCCGTGCCACCTCCACACAAAACCCCCCACTTTGTTCAGCTCTCCCGTACAACATCTCGAAACGCCAGTGACCTGTGTGGATTTAAGGGATTCCCATGTCTTCATGAATGTCCCATCGAGCGTGTACTGATCGACGCTTTTCATATCTTTCACATGACCTTGACGTATGCGCTCTTTGACCTCGTCGGTCAATTTCACACCGAACCTTGCGTTTTTTTCACCCGTCTTGGATTGGCGGATCCTCTCTTTCATCTCGTCACATAGTGAATATACGTTCCCACCCGTTTGGAGGTTGTATCCGTTCGGGGCGAGAGTCCTTCGTTCAGAAATCTCCTTGACTTCTCGGTCGTTCAATTCCTCGTTTGGAATCTCACAAATTACCGAAAATTCAAACTTGTCGAGTCCATGACTGGCAAATGCAAACTTGAGGATTCCGTCAGGTCTCCTCTTGTGTTGACTCCAACGATGAGAGACCAATCTCCGTCTCGTCTGCCCCACGTAGCACTTGCCATTCACGGTGTTTCGTATCTGGTATATGAACCCCATGTCTTACCTTGGCCTGAGATAATTATTCGGAAGCGTCCTGAGACACTTCCTTCTGCTTGGCTCTGTACCGAGCCTTGGCCTTCCGGTCGCGCTCCAATTTCTTTCTGTGCATCTCCTCTTTCTTGGCCTTGTGGGCCATCCAGAGATCGTACATCTCCTCGATCGGCTCACCCTTGTACGTCTCCATTGATCCTTCAGCCTATTATTTTCATAAGCTATTTCAGCAATGAGCCAGGTCCTCGTAATTCTGGATTCAAATACCCTTTCCGTCGTCGATTGGTACTTTAGCGACTCACCCATCGTTCCCGTCACCCCCGGTATACGCCTCGAGGTTCCAGAGGGTCTCACGTGGGACCTCGTGAAGGGCGTTCAGGGTGAAGACGGCTCCGTCACTTTGCAGGCCGACCCGTTGAAGGTTCAGGCCAAAACAGACGCCGCCTGGACCCAACTCAGAACCGAGAGAAACGCGAGACTCGCCCAGAGCGATTGGGTCGCCTTGTCTGACGCTCACCTCAGCCAAGACAAGAAGGACGCCTGGTTCGCCTACAGGCAGGCCCTGCGCGACCTGCCGGACGAGGTCACGGACGAGCAGGTCACGAGTTCTGCGAACTCGGTCCCCTGGCCCCCGGCTCCAGGAACTAGCGTTCCTGTCGCTCCCGTCACTGGCTCGCGTCTCTCCAGTCTCTTGACCCACGCGGAGGTTGAGCCCGTCGTTGAGGAGGTTCAGGAGGTTCCTGTCGTTGAGGAGGTTCAGGAGGTTCCTGTCGTTGAGCCCGTCGTTGAGGCTGAGGTCGTCCCAGAGGCTGAGCCCGTCCCAGAGGCTGAGCCCGTCCCCGAGGCTGAGCCGGTCGTTGAGGAGGCTGCGCCCGTTGTGGAGGCTGAGCCCGTCCCCGAGGCTGAGCCCGTCCCAGAGGCTGAGCCCGTCGTGGAGGCCCCGGTCGTCACAGAGTCTGAGCCCGTCCCAGAGGCTGAGCCCGTCGTGGAGTCTGAGCCCGTCGTGGAGTCTGAGCCCGTCGTGGAGTCTGAGCCCGTCGTGGAGGCTGAGCCCGTGCCAGAGGCTGAGCCCGCGGTGGAGGCCCCGGTCGTCACGGATGTTTAATTTCATAGACTCCACACCCTCTTGCGCCTATCGATCGCCCGTACCCCAGCCTGTTTCCAAAACCCTATGGACTCGGCGAGCGGTTCGAAACACAATATGTGCTCGG